ATTCTCTAAATCCTGTTTTTGCAAAACAATCTACAAACATTGGATTTTTTATAAAATCTTCTGGATCGTTTGGCCTGACCCAATCAATAAGCTCTATTCCTAATTCTTCTTTATACCAATCTCTACACAAACTCCAACAATCAGTTACACCCCAAACCCATTTTCTGCCGATTAAAGGTGCTTTATAACCACATGGTTCGCAATACTGCCAATCTTTTAACTGTGGTTGTACTATCCACCATTTCAAATCTGACTTTTCACAGGCAACTCTATCTGCTTCACTTGGTTTTGCACTTGTAACTGGATGACTATGAACAATACCGACTATCTCTCCTTCATTATCTTCAATCCTTACCCAATCATCAGCATCAATAATAAATTGATCTGACGGATCAAACGCTAAATTTTTACAGGGAAAATAAACTTCTTTTCCTTTCTTAATAACTAAAAGACCACAAGATTCTCTTGGTTGTTCTTGTATAGCGTGTTCTAATGCTTTATCTTGCCAAGTCATGCAAAAAACGATCCAACGCCAGGAAAATCTTGGGGTAGCACCTGACGTTTTGGTAAACGTACTCCATCTAAGTCCATCTTAGCACTTAGTTCAAATTCTATTCCATTTCTGTTTTCTGCAACTTTTCTATCTATGAAAAATATTTGAGTTGCAAATGTGGCAGTAGGATCAGGCGTACCAAATGGATTGAGGCCAGCTTCCATATCTATCTGACTGCCATTCTCTTGCAATAAAAAACTACCATCTTCTAATAAAATATCTCCACCAAGAAAATTTACATTATCAATATATCTACTTAAAGTTCTGATGCGAGTAACTTTTGCTCCCTCTAATCCTTGAGGTAAAGTTAATATTAAAGTTGTAAATGTTCCTAAAATATTAGAAACAGATAAACGGGGTCGGGGTAATGTTTTAGAAGTAAAATCAAAACCACGGGCTTCTATTGGCATCCGTGTATATTGATTACCAGCAAAAATTACATCTTGGTTTTCATTAGTATTCACTCCATTATGAAAATAGTAAACTGTATTGGAACCATGAATAGCAGTTATTAACTCAAGTTGAAAAAGCTCGATAATACTACTTGGATTTATTTTTTGTAACTCTGATACAGGACTGGTCATTAAGGTTCAAATACTTGTTGAAATGTCATGTTTAAACTAGCTCTATTTACATAGGGAATTGTTTTAGTCCAACGAAGGCATATCCATTTATATGCAGCACCACTTCCAGGGGGTTGCCAATCAAAAGAAGCACCATCTTCTGCTCTAGCTTCAAGAAATGCCTCTATAACATCAGAATCTGCTTCACTAACATTAAAAGTAAGTGACCAAACATATGGAATTGTATTTAATCCAAATTTAATTCTATGTTGGTAGCCATCATTAAACTGAGCAATATTTATTTTTGGTGTTGTAGTCTTACGAGCCTGATAAGTAGGGCTGATTGAGGGAAAAGTAGCCATTATCCTAATAAACCTCCTGGTCGTCTTTCTTTAATTAGTTCTGCTTGAACTGCTGCTCCTATTAATCTACCTAATTCTTCTCCATTTGTTTGATCTCCTTCAACAGAAGTACCAGAAGCATCTACGTTTACAACAACACTTGTCGTGCCACCGAGAGCATGATTTGGTGTAATCATTCCCGATACACCTGGACTAAATAACTCAGGCCCACGTTCTCCGACAATGTAACCATTACCGCCTTTTACTGGTCCACCATTTGCTCTCTTAAAATCAGCCATCGTAACTTCACCTGGTGTTGCTGCGGTAAGACCAGCATTTGATAAAACATCAGTGCTTTTACCACCACCACCAAATATCGAACCAAGAAGTCCTAAACCTGACATAAAACTTCCGCCCGCATTTCCGAACAATGCCATGTTTAAAGCAGCATCCGCCAGCTTGTCTAATACATTTGTTAAAACGTCATTTAAGGTAGACGTTCCACGGATTAATCCTTTTATTCCTTCTCCTATATCTGTGACTAATGTTTCTTTGAGTTTTTGAGCCGAAGAAACTACTAACTCTGTTTTCATATTAAGTTCCATAGTATTTCTAATTGCATTTATTCTTTGATCGTTCTGTTCTTTTAAAAGAACTACACCTTTTTCTAATCCCTCTATTTCATCTATAAGAAGTTCTTTTTTAATAGGGTCAGTTATCTGTTCAAGTGCTTCTTTTCTTAGCTTTATCTGAGATTCTAAACCTTTTATAGTGTCCTTGTTCATTACTTCTAACATAGCCATTTCTTTAGCTATAGTTGGATTTATACCTTTTGCTCTAAGTTCTAAAACTCTAGTTTCAAGATCGAAAACACTTTGTCTAGAGTTTAATTGCAGCATAAAGTCTTGGTTAGTCTTTTCTACGAGAGAGTTCACTCGTGATTGAATACCCAAAGTTCTTAATTCAACTTCCATAATATCTCTTTCTATTTTTAATCTCTTCAACTCTTGCTTACCCGTTTCAGTTATCTTTCCCTCTCCACTACCTAAGAAACCAGTAGGTGCTGTAAATCCTGCTAATCTGGCTTCTAAACCTCTGTTAAGTATAGACTCAGACATACTGAGATTCTGTTGGTATCTCTTAACTAACTCTAAGTCAGGATTTGCAAGAACTCCCTGATTTATAACACCGCTTTGTACGGTAGAACCAGGAACTAGATCGGCAACAAACGAAGCCACATCTGCCTTAAACTGAGCCATAGACTCTTGCACAGCTTTCTGAAAATTACTTATATCTTCGGCTGCTTCTTGAAGAGCTAGTGTTTGTTTCGCTCCAAGGGAATCTGACATTTCTTGCCTTACTGCTGCTAAAGCACTTTGCTTGCCAAGTTGTTTTTCTATTAAGGCTATTTCTTTGGCTCTAGCACTGTTTAAAAACCCTAATGATTGTATGGCTTGTGAAGCACTTCCGTTTACTGGATCGAGTGCAGATCCTAATTCTTTTATTGAGTTGACGAAACTTTGAATACCAGATACTACAGCAGTTCCAATTAGGCCTCCTGCGAAGCCTCCCATCTGTCCACCAAATGCACCACCAAGTCCACCGCCTAATCCACCACCTAAAGCAGCAAGTGGACCTTGACCAAATAGCAGAGGAAATGCACCACTTATCGCAGCACTCTGTAGTGCTGGCCCTCTATTTCTAGCCAGTGTTCTACTTAGTCCTGCTCTGAGTTGTCTACTTCCTAATGGGCCAGGTAACAGATTTCTCCGTCTTGGATCTCCTACATAATTAAGTGGCTGGGCTGCTCCTGTAGGGAACATCGGACCCTGCATTGGTTGTTGTGGACCATATTGTGCTGCTGTAAATCCCGTAGGAGCACCTCTTAGTTTTTTAAGTTGTTTAGCTTGATCTTTTAAATATGCTGGAGAACCTACTATATGTTTCATTCCACCGATAGGTATAACATTACCTTTAGACTTAGCTATTTTTAAAATATCTTTGTTGACCTTTTCGTAATACGCAGGACTTCCAGGTAAAAACTCAAAACCTTTCACAGGCATTGTATTTTGTTTAGCTACACTAAGTAAGTTTGCGGGAGAACCCACTAGATCCGATCTTCCACCTACAGGACTACGACCAAAACCTGTTGTCTGTCCAATAAAAGGTAATTTTGGTCCAAACATACCCAAGTCTTTTGTTTGAGGAAAAGCCTGTACACCACTAAGACCTAAAGGTGTTCCTCTACCTAAAGAAAACAGGGAAGATGCTGGGCCTGACCTTGGAACATTTAAACTTACTGGTTGTGGTCCTTGAACCATTCCTGCTCTGCTTGCAAAATATTTAGGAGAACCTACGTCTTTCGCAGTTCCGAATCTTGAAGATGCAATACCAGTACTAACAAATGGTCCACCAGCCAAAGATTTAGCAGTTAGTTTCGACTGTTGTGCTTTTTCTTTTGTTATTGCCCGTTGAGTTTTTAGTTCTTCTAGTGCTACCTTGTGTTGAGCTTTAGATAGCTTGAACTCTGATCTTCCGTCAGCTAATGCTGCTTTATTGATTGCACTTCTAGCCTTGTCTACTTTCAGTCCTTGATCTGCTGCTTTCTGTACTAGATCGCCTATGCGTCTAGTCTCAACCATTGCAGCCTTTTGAGCATCTTTACTTTTTGTTATCTGAGCTTCTGTTCTTTGTGTTCTTCTATTAGTTCCTAGATTTACTTTGCCAAGTTTATCTATATCGCTTTTTATATCCTTGAGGTCTTTTCTTACCTGTTCTGTATTCAGTCTTATATTTACGCTATATTCGGATGCCACTGATTTTTGCAGAATACACGGATATTAGAAGTTTAGCGTACTTTGCGTGTTTGGGCTTGTCTTTTTGCTTTTTCGTAGGCTTCTTCTTCCCTTTCAGATTTAATTGTAAAGTAAGCGTTCCAGCCGTATAGCTCCTGTAAGGACATTTTTTCTCGAAGTTCTTTAAATGTGTAGCCTAGTTTTTCTGCTATAAAAAATTGTAAATATACGAAGTTATCCTCTTTAATCTTCGCTTTTTACGGCATCGGGGCTTTCCTCCTCGCCCATACTTTGCATCTTGGTCATAAGATCAATCAGCACTGCCATCGGTATCTCTCTTCTTAGTGCTGGTAAGTCTCCTGCTGTAAACATCTTTGCACCTGATTCATCTTCGGCTTTTGTAACGATAACCTGTAGTGCAAAGTCAAGACTTCCTTCATCTTGACCCTTGTTCATAGCTATTAGTGTACTGTTTATGGTATCTCTATCAGCTATCGTAAGAGGCGACCAGAATATCTTAAGTATTAGTTTTTCTCCTTTAAACATAGAGTAACTACTACGTTCTTGAACACTAAAGGCTTCCCTTAGTTTGTCGATTGCTCTTGTTGTTGGCATAAAAAGATGTATCTATTTCTGTAGTATAACTTAAACCCTGAAATGTGTCTTTAGTCTGGTACATATTTTAGACCTTGGGCTGTAAATCCCTGATCTATGTCTTTTGTAAGCTCTTCGGTAGCTATGTAATAGTAATACCACTCAGGACTATTAGGTATCGGACTTGTATCTGCTTTTATAGCAAATAAATCTTCGTAAAATTCGATAGGAGCCACACCACGAGGATTCCCCTGCGAATTATTACCGAATATCTGATCGCTGGTTAACCCTGCTGTCTCCAAACTTCTCATTCTGTTGATTACGAATCCAGCGTATTCGGTTTCGTTGCCCACATATAAAGCTTCTGATAAAGATGTTTTGATTATTGGCCCTCTTTCTGGTGCTCGTACTCCACTTCTATATCCCTGATTTTCTTTTCGAGGTTTTACTGCATCTACAGGTGTGCCTTTCTGTACTTTCCAGGCAGCGTTAAATGTTCCTGTCCAATAAGGACTTCGATACTGTAGAGAGAACTGTATGTTAGCTGCTGCATTAGCTTTGCCGTTTATGACTATATCTTCAATATCTTTTACCAGATGTTTTATATCTTTAGGCATTGGCAGTAAAGTTGCAATTTACAACACTCATAAAGTGACTTTGGTTATCGGTTACAACAGATGTTGGACCGCTTATCTGACTGACCCTTGGAGTTACTGAAAAAGTATCAGAATAGTTTGAAGCGTTTACTGATGTCATTCCATCAATAACTGATTCTGCTATTGCAGCAGCCACCGCACTTCCTTTGTTAGATGGTGTCATAATCGCACATCTAATTGTTCCTGCGTAGTAGTCTATGGCTGCTCCCTGTGGTTGAGTGGTGGATTGAGTAAAATCAAGATTCACCATTACATACTTTTTAGTTTTACCTGGAGCAGAAAATGGCATATTATCGAACACAACCGTCACTGTGTTATCGGCAGTTGTTACTGCATTTTTAATTGCGGTTTCAAATGCTGCTCTTGCGTTTACTAAAGTCATTAGAAAATAACGTCAACTCTAAATAAATACTCTTGACCGCCACGCAAAGTCCTTACATTTGTAATTTTTGCAACTCTGGTCGATCCAGAGAATGTAAGAGTTATCTCATCTGATAATAACGGTTGACTGTCTCCTATAAGATCAGGTGTTATATAAATTCTAGCTACGTTTTCTTGGTAACCCGATTCTTCAGTTGATTGTATGAACTCTACAGGAACCTTTATCGTATAGCTGGTGTCACTGGTTGTTACTGCACCAGTAGATGTGTTGTACGAAGCTGATGCTTGTCTTGTATAAATAATGGTTGTGTCTAATGAATCTCCAAGTTGAGACACTACCTGTTTGGCTATCTTTTTTAATGCTGTATCTAGTTGTCCTGCCATTATCCTCTAACTGCTCGTAGTTGGAAAGTTCCTGCTCCACCTAGCATATACGCTCCAAGGTAACTTTGTAACCAAGGGTAAACATCTAAAATATTATTAACAGAACCAGTGCCCTGACTATCGGTATTATATTTAACTTGAATATCCCCTAGTTTTACTTCAGAGAAGTTTCCGTCTGTTCCTGTGCTGCCTGTTATAGCATCAGTATCGTTTGCCAAAGCTCTAGCTAATTCATACTGTGCGTACTTTATATTTAGTGGAATTTTACTGCAAGATAACTCTACTCCGTCTACTTGGTAATTATTTCGAGGAAATTTTAATGCTTGCCCATCATCACATCTATCACCATAGTAAACAAAACTATCAATCCATCTAGTAGCAGATATTAGTGCTCTGTTCTTTTGATCGTCTGTTTTGTTTGTCCAAGTAGACGAATCTGGCACTGTTTCAAAGTATGTATTAGCTTCAGCTAATGTTACATAGCTATTAGCATTTGCTCCTTTTACTGTTGCATTTATAGTGGCTGCCACGATTAATAAAGTAATTTAGTTTTATTGTAGCGTAAAGAAAAAACCCCACCAATATTAGGTGAGGTTTGATGACCACAATTTAATACTATTAAGAAATATTAGATGTATCAAGTGGTGAGTTAACAATGATCTCAACCATAGGAATTAGGTCTGCA